CTTGAGAAGTAATCCTAATTTTACATAATGGAATATATCCTTCTTCTCTTTTCCGTACTTAAATTCAAATATATTATACTTGCTCATTCCAGAAATCCTCTATGGCATCATCAAGAATCTGTTTAGTATCTAGATTCTTTTTTGGTTCTCTAAGTTTCTTTGTATCAAAGGTTAAAGTAGGAGTTATTGATCCATCTTGATTTACTTCTATCTTTGTACCAAGAATAGTTCCTTTTGGTTGAATATTAATCTTATTGTGCTTTTCTAATGAAAGAGTAAGTTCTTCTGTATCTACTTTAAGAACTTGTGATCTTCCTAGAATATCTAATACTTGTTTCTCGTTAGGTAGGTTTTCCATAAGATTCTTTATGACCTTAAAGCTTCTTAAACCGTATCATCAAACCCAACAAAGGTATTATACTCATAATCTATAAGGTTGTCAAGTGTATTTATGAGTAGATACAAAAAAAGGGAGTTATTACACTCCCCATTTCTTTATCCTATTGTTGGAGCAACAAAAAAGTCATCCAAAATGTATTGAATTGGATAATTAGGTCTTACATAATAAAATCCAGAACGATGATTAATAAAGGCATGAAGATCATTATAGATCCCAACGGTATAACCTCTAGATGCTGATTGATGAAGAACTTTATTGTTCCCCATATAAACACCGACATGCCAGGTATCTCCAGGAGAACCCATAGCAACAATGTCACCAATCTGAAGTAAATTAGGATTAAATTGAATTTTTCCTAAATTACGAACAGTATCAGCATAAGCAGTTACCTTAGAAACATCAACTCCAGATTCAGATAAAAATGTTTTTACTGTGTTGGAGCAGTTGTTTCTATAACCATCGTAATAATTAAACTTAGATTTTATTCTATTGTAAGTTAAGTAAAAATCAGGTTCAAGGATCTTTACTTCTTCTATAGCAAACATGGTTACACTAAAGTGTAACAAACTCTAGCAACACCTTGTCCAGATGAAGCAATTTTATTGAATGCCCCATAAGACAAATCAAGTGATCGACCTCCAACAAAAGGTCCTCGATCATTTACTCGCACAATTACAGATTTACCATTCGATTGGTTAGTAACACGCAACCTAGTTCCAAAGGGAAGGTATCTGTGTGCTGTGGAATTGCCATAAGCATTGTATCTTTCACCGTTAGCGGTGATTTGACCATGATATCCATCACCAATTCCATAATGTGAGGCAAGTGAACATCCGCTTGCTGCTTTTGCTTGAAGGGGTGCTAGACCAACAGAAGCAATAGCAAAAATTGAAAGTGTTTTAAAAAGCATTAATTTTAATAGAACTCTACATCCCAATAGAAGGGGGGTCTACCGCAACCATCTCTGGGGGCACCTTCCTGGGCTCTAATTTTCAAGTCAATGACTCATAATAAGTTACCCTACTCATAATAGGGATTTTTCATAATAATCTAATATTTAGAATCTGTCAAGTGGTTGGATTACCGAACATCAATTTCTTGATCATCTGTCCAATCCTCATTCTCAATACAAAGATAGTCAAGTTCATCTACATCTTCAGGAATATTAATCCATTCATCAAATTCAGCAGCAAGTGCTTTTGCATTGCGATGACGGTCTGCTTCATGAAGAAGATCGATTTTTTTAATCGCCCATTCTCGGACTTGATTCACATAAGGATTTTCAATTGTTGTATCCAAAGTAGGTTCTTCCTCTTTAGCGATAGATTCTTCCTCCACTTCCTTCTGGACTGGAGGTTGCTCATATTGTACAGCATCCTTGTCCCTTGTCAAGTGGTGAACCATTTTTTTAATTGCCTTAAAAATTTTCATAAGGGTTTTTACTATGTATTCATCCTACCACAAAAATCAAGACATACATAGACATATTAGAAATACTAATTGAATGACTTGGAAGTATAACTCTAAAGATTTTATAGAAGCCCCCAAAGATATGGAAGGATTTGTTTACTTAATTACAAATCTTATTAGTGGTAAAAAGTATATTGGAAAAAAGCACTTTTGGACAAGACAAAAAGATCGTAAAACAGGTAAAAGAAAAACTAAAGAAAGTGATTGGCAAAAATATTATGGTTCTTGTGATCAATTAATTGAAGATATAAAAATTCTCGGAGAAGATAAATTCCTCCGAGAAATACTTTACTTATGTCCTCATAAGAAATCTATGAGTTTTTATGAGACTATGGAACAATTTAAAAGAGATGTAATTCTTAGAGAAGATTATTACAATACTAACGTTGAAGGTAAATTCTTTAGTAGTGAAGTAGAAAGAATTTATGAAATTGTCCTTAAGGGCTCAGAAGCTTCTTAGAGACTACAACTTGTCTTCAACCGGAACAAACCTATTCTAGCAATAAAAAAGGGTCTTGTCAAGACCCCCTTTGAGATTTTATGATTTTGGTAAATAATCTGGATGATTTGATTTTACTTTAACTGCTTTAATTTTTTCAATTCTTGCTTTAATTTTAGCTCTGGTTTTTTTATCATCTTCTGGATGAAGAGTTGCAGTAACTTCAAGAATACTTTCTCTCCACTCTTCACTCATATTTGCCATAATTACAACTGCATCTTCTTCTGTATCAGCATATCCTTCATCTAGAAGATGCTCTAGAACTACATCATATAGATTTACAACTTCAGTTTCTTCGGTTAGATACTCCTCAGCGATTTCACCAACTTCATAATCACTAAATGACTCAAGAACCTCAAATGCTTCTTCAAAGGTATTAGCATAACCTTCAGAGATTAGATCCTCAAGAATCATTTCTGCGAGAATATCAAAATCTTCACCAAGTCTCTTTGAAAGTCTTGCATTTTGTGCAGCAGTCTGCATACCTCTTTGCTGCGGAGAAAGATCTTTACCAGACTTGGTTTTTCCTACTGGAGGAAGTGCTTTTCCTTTTGATCCTTCAGAACCTACTGAACCGCCGCGAGAAGAAACACCGCCACTGGATGCTGCTTCTTTTCTACCAACACCTTGTCCTCTATATGGGGCACTTTTGATCTTTTCTTTAGCAGCAGTTTTAATTTGCTTACCTACGGTTTCTTTTTTGCCTACACCTTCACCTCTATAGGGTTTTGCTTCTCTATCTGCCTTTGGGGTTTCTTTTGGTTCTACTTTTGAAGCAAGTCCGCGAAGACCACCAGCAACTGCCTTTCTTCCTGACTTGATGAACCCCTTCAGTTTTTCCTTTGCAGCGGCAAGTTTACCACCGACCTTCTTAGCACCCTGCTTCGCCTTTTCACCCGCCTTAGAGACGCTTCTAGAGGCAGCAGAGGCAGCGCCTGCGGCGGCACCCTTTACCTTCTCTGCTGCTCTCTTTGCAGAAGATTTGATTCTCTCTACTCTTTCTGCTCTTCTTGCTGATTTTCTAGCAGCAACTCTTTCCTTTGCTGCCATTACAGAACCCTGTCCTCTGGTTACTCTTGAACCACCAGATCTTGGGCGATCTTCAGATGAAGTTACAGTTGCTTCACTAAGAACTTCGTCAAGAACTTCAAAACACTCAGAAAGTTCTACACCTTCTGAGATGATTTCTTCCATTACTTGGTCGAGTTCAATATCAGAAAGTTCATCAATAAATGCAAAATCTTCTTCTACATTTTGATTTCTTAATTCTTCATTATAAACAGCAGAATATGCTTCGTAAAGGTTAAAAGCGTTCATTTCTTAATTCTTATTTTACTTTTAGTTATTTATAAAAAAAGAGGGTCTCAGAGACCCTCTTGTATATTATAGTTTAAATCCAGCAAATGTATCTTTCTTCACATCCTGTTTAATACCACCAACTACATAAGATTCAACTTCAGTTTCTTGTGGAGCAACTTGAAGTCCTTTTGAAGAGATCCAATGTTGAGTCCAAGGTAACGGATTATTGTTCGCGGGAATATCATAAACTGGTTTAAGACCAATTGCTTTCATGCGACGATTAGCAATCCACTCAACATACTGCTGAAGTAGTTTGTCATTCAAACCAATCATCGAACCATCTTTGAACAGATAATCTGCCCAACGCTTTTCTTCATTTACAGCACGATCAAACATCGCATAGACCCATTCTTCTTCCTCTTTTGCAATTTGTTGCATTTCAGGATCATCACCTTCTCTCCATTTGTTTAGAATATTTTGAGTAAGTGCTAGGTGTTGATTTTCGTCTCTTGCGATGAGTGATATAATCTTTGCAGATCCTTCCATGAGTTTGAGTTCGCCAAAAGCGAAACTACAAGCAAAACTAACGTAGAAGCGAATACCTTCAAGAATATTAACATTTGCGATTGCTCTGTAGAGTTTTCGTTTAACATCATTGAGATTTTCCTTTGCGTAAGTGACTCCTTCAAGTCTGTGCTTCCATGATTCGGAAGTACCATAAGATTGTGCAGAATTAATGAAGTCATTATATGATTCTGTAACGCTCTCAGCACGTTCTAGAATGCGTTCATCGTGAATAATAGTATCAAATACATCCGAAGGATCGGAATAAACATTTTTAATAATATAAGTGTATGAGCGAGAATGAATCATTTCCATAAATTCCCATACAGTCATACACGCTTCCAGTTCAGGAAGAGAACAATATGGAAGAAATGCCATACCGGGTCCACGACCCTGAACAGAATCAAGCATGATCTGATACTTTAGATTAGAAGTATAAATATGCTTCTGTTCAGGACGTAGAGTTTGATAATCTCCTCGATCTTTTTGAAGGGAGACCTCTTCAGGTCTCCAAAAATAACCAAGTTGTTGAGTTGTTAGTTTTTCAAAAATTGGATACTTATATGAGTCATATCTTTGAACTCCTAGAGGTTGACCAAAAAACATTGGTTGTTTTTTTGTATTTACTTCTTCCGTATTAAAAACGGTCATTCC